TCTTTCATAGCTTCCCTAAGATGATGAAAATTTGGATTAAACTTTCTATAACTAATAGATACCTTTTCCATTAATCCCCCGTCCCCGTATCAATATCAAGCAACATTTGTTTTATATTAACTTCTGTCGGTTCATCATATCCCAGCATCTTGCAAATACGAGATATGCTCCAACTCTTACCATTCAACTTTAATTCAATCCCCTCCTTGGTAACTTTAACACTTTCTACTGCACGCGCCATTTCTTCAGTCCATTCGGATGAATCTTTAAATATCACCATACCATTTCTTATACTCAGGAAATCACGGATATCAGCAAATGCAATACACCGCAATTCCTCAAGTACGCGATCCTTAGTAATATTTGACTTCTTTCTTAATTCACTTTGGAGCTCCTGTATTCTGGGAGACAGCTTTGAAACCAACTTAGATGCTGCCTCCCATACAGTTTTATCACTGGAGCCTTTGCACGAATATACCTTTCTATATGCTTCAGAAGCATTACTGGTCTCAATATAAAGATTACAGAATTTTTCTTGTTTAGGTCTTAGCTTCATGTCTTTTCGTTAGTCTGAGTTATGTATAACATAATACACATTACAAATATAATTATTTTTTTCCTAATATAAAAACTTGATTAATAGATAATCTGTAGTTTGTGGTACCATTTATCCGCATGTGGAAACCACCCTATCATAAACGATATTTGGCGTATAGTTATTTTATATATCTTTCCTTTCATCGTTATTCCTCCTTCATCAACTCTGGATTATCGTAGATATTTCCTTTTAGTTCATATTCATATAAAATAGTTCCGTGCGCATGACCATCATTCCAATCCGAAGAATATACAAAACTGGATACAATGTAACCTTTATAAGTCTTATGTTTTATACCAAAAACTCCGTTATCAAAACTTACTTCACCTATAAAACCATAACCGTATCCATTTGTAACTATTTGTTCAACAATGTCACCTTCATATATTTTTTTTCCGTTCTTGTCATGCAAGCCGGTGAACTGCCCAACGGTATTCTCCTGTACACACTCATTAAACAAGTCCATGCCAAACCCATGTAATTCTGCATACACCCATTTACCATTATTTGTGCTTTTCCCTCTGAATTTTATTGTACGATTCATGTCTTATACTTCCTTTTCTAATTGTTTTACAATCTTGAAATAATCCTCATCACTCAAAACCTTTTCTGCCGCAATAAGCACCGTGTTATATCCATTACAATAAGCCAAGTCAGCAACTTCACTTATTATGAGTTTATTAAAATGGTCTTGTTGTAAATTCAACAATCTTTTCATGCAAAGGGATTTATTGTGATCTCTATTCATTTTTCTTCCTCTTATTTAAAATGATTAATAAGTTCTTCTACCGTAGCCTTACGCCAATGTGGTAATTGCTGTCCATATGTAACATCCGGACAGGTATTTAAATCCCAATCTCCAACTTTCCATTCTTTAGCAGGGGATTCTATGTAATCCTCAGTACAAATAAACCACTGCATATAGTTACTATCGTCCCTCAATGCGGCTATAGCCAAAAACAACGCTTCGTTCTCACCACAATCATATGAAAAACTCATTAGCTGTGGTATATTAGACGAGAACATTGTAAAGTATACTCCGAATGTAGCTTCTGCATATATCACATCGTGATCTTTTGTTGAAAATTTAGCTGCATATCCTATATCTTCTAACTTCTTACGAAGTTCTTCCGTATTTTTTCTAATAAAACAAGGCGTTGTAAATCTCATAACTTTTTATTATCTGGTTTAACATACTTTCTTCAACTTATTAAAAGGTTTCGGTTTATCAAACCTAATCCCGTCTTTAAACTCTGTTATTAACCGATAAAGCTGGTTTCTATAAATATCACCAGCTTTATAGTCAGTCTTATAAATCGGTTTTCCTGTAGCAATTTCACTCTTATACGTATTCAGCGCATTAAGATATATTGCTCCCCATTCTGTCAGTTCCACAGTAACAGTTTCATTCAAATCTATCTCTTCCATAGTTCATTTTTTATTTGTTTTACGCTAATCTTCGTCTTATTAAATCAATGCAATCATTCAGTGCTTTATTGAAAGTTTCAGGAGATATTAGTTGTTTTTCAAGTTCTTCGGCATAGGCTTGCCCCCAGTCTTGCAAATTGATACTTGCATCATTATTGTATTCATCTCCTCTATTATCGTAATATACATGAATACTATCAAATACCACTTCGTCGCCAAATTCGTCTGTATCAATACGATCTATGCCGATAATCTTTTCATACGAAGTGTGCGCTCTATGCACATACTTACCAACAAAATGCTGATACAATGCTTTCTTTTTATCAGCTTCTTCTTTTTTTATACGCTGTATTTCAGCTTCTAATTCCTGTATTCTGCTCATTTCTTCTTTGTTTTACCCTAATTGATTCGTACATATTTACCTGTGAGGTCGCATGTCCTTAATACTTCTGCATTCTCTTCGCCGAAAGCGATTAAAATGCTACCACAACCGGGCGAATCTCCACGAGTACCGTTTGGGCGATAGAACCTAATACGATTTCGGAGGAACTTCATCGCCGTAGCTTTCTCAAAGATGATATCTTGGAACATCTTACTATCACAACGATTAAAAAGCAATGCTATACCGTTACCATGCTCCGCTAACTTGCGAACAAATTGCCCGATAAGAGGACGGGAATAAGGAGGATTAAGCCAAACACGACCCGCCCACTCCTTCGTTAACCCGTCATCGCTCTTATTGTACATTATCTTAGCTGTCTGCCAAAGTGGATTTATGGGAGCGCACGGGTCGAGGTCAAA